GGGTTTACTAGGTAATTCATAATTTTACTATTTTTAAGGTTTATTGTAGTTGGATAGAACTCTCTCACTCTCTCTAAACTACATAGTAAATATACGAAAAATAATTGGAATAAACAAGCTTTTTCTTACTTATTTTTAAGAAATTTTTGCAGAACCTACATAAATTGGTTTTCTTTGCATTTGAGCTCCTGCTGCGAATTTAGCACCTTCTTTTATGTATCCAGTTAAGAATGCTCTTCTAAATCTATTAGAGGTATTAGGTTCTGAACCATGAATTACATTTGAGTGTAATAATGCTACTTGTCCTTTTCTAAGGTATCCATCAATATGTGGAAAATTGTGGTCAGCTGGTAATACACAAGGCTTACCTCGTTCACTTCTCCAATTTTTAGGATTTGAACCTGTTCGTTCTTCATCTACCTCAATTGGTAACCTACCTAATCGATGTGAACCTTCTAAATACCAAACAGAACCATTACCAGGGTCTGCATTATCTAATGCAACTGAAACATTTATTATTTCATTAGTATTACATTGTGTATAAAATATATTTTGATGCATATCTCTACCTAATTGACCTGGTGGTTTGAAATATGCCCAAGTTTGAACACCTAATATTTTAGAATTCATTAAAAATTCACAAGCTTGGATTACTTTAGGATGTTTCATTAAACCATCAAGTACTTTAGATTCTTTATGTGGGTACATATAAGGGTCATATTCACCCCATTGACCTTCTACATCACTTTCTTGTCTTTGAACTCTTATTCTTTCTAATTCATCTCCTATAGCATCAGCTTCGGAGTCTTTTAGTAAGTTTAGGATAGATACTCCTTTGTATCTCCAATCAAATTGTAATTGTTGTTTTTCTAGTTCGGTAAGATAATTCATTGTAACGTATTTGTTTTATAATATATATTTAACTTTTATAAAATTGTAGTAAATTTGGTAAATATAATTTTAGGTTTGGAATCGTATGTGCATTTAATTTTATTGAAATTCGATTAGATTCAGAAACAGATTTATCAATAACAATTCCTTTACTATCATATTGAGGGGTTTTTGGTCCTGATATTCTCCATTTTAACTGTACTGTAATAAATTGTGGTATTCCGTTATAATATGTATGTGTAACATCATCCATTTCATATATCGGAGAACCTTTATCATTTACTTTTTGAATAAAGTATCTTCTAATATAACCACGAGTATAATCCTTATTAGATGGCCTAGGAATATGTGTATCTATATTGTATCTAACACGAGGTGTATTTTTACTGATTTTATTATATCTATTTATATCCATTATGCGTATTTTTTTATGTCTCCTGTTCCAGCTTCCATATTTCTCATTGAACCTTCAATTTTAGTAGTCCATATACTTTGTGTAATATCGTGTGCAACTTGAGTAACTTGAAATACTTTAGTTTTATATTTACCAGGTAAATCTGTTATATTAAATGTATCTCCAACTCTTATTCCACTAACTCCATGTATTGTAAAGTTAAATTTAATAGGTAATAAAGGAACATTAAGTTGACCTATGTCTGATTTTCCATTTCCTAATAATCCTTCATTTAACATTTGAACTTTCTTTAATATTGATGAATCATTCCATGCTCCCACTACAGCTAATTCGTCAATAGTTGTATTATCCCCGGTGTACTCAAGCATTGAACCATACTGGTTGGTTACATCATAATTTTTATCTCTATCTTGTTCTTTTGGTATTATAAGTGCATTTGATACAAAGTTTTCATAATTAGCCTTTTTTTGCTCTTCTTCCGCAGACAATGCATCTTTGTCAGCTTGTTTCTTTTCATTCCTTTTTATTTGAGCTATTTGAGATTCAGACTTACCCTTAAATTTGTTGTTGTCTTCTATTTCTTTTTGTTGTAAAGCTGATTTCTTTTTTACTGAATTTAATTCTTTTAATACTGTATCCATTTTATTTGTAAATAACCCATCCAATCTTAGTTCTTGAATTTCTGGTTGAGGGTTTTCTGATGCACAACCTGTGGAGGAATTGTTATTTACTCTATCATTACCAGCCAATTTACTACCAATTACTTGACCTTTCATAGCTCCTGGAATATCAAAATTTAATTCGGCTGTTAAAAATGGTGTTGTTGTTCCTCTTGATTGAAAACGAGCTAGTCCAACAGAACTTCCTTTACTCATTTTTCCACCAAAAGATGCATCTACAACTTGTAATTCTTCAGCTCCAGTATTACAACCAGCTTCTTCAGTATTTTGGTATTTGTAATAACTATCTGCATCAATTCCATTATCAGTATGCATATTTATAGAACCTCGTGGTATTATTTGAAAATTCCAATATAAATTAACTCCAGAAGATAGTCCATTTAATAACTCATAGTAAACATCTTTAGTAACTAAACCTTTTTTATCAAGTACATCACAGAAAAAATCAAAGTTAATATATAAATCTCTTAAATATCCCCATTTTCCAGCATCAGATACTAAATTTACATAACTTCCATCATATTCTGCTTGATCTTTCAGATTTAAAGCTTTTAGTGATGGAAAATAACTATGTCCATCAGTATTTGAAGAATCATATGCTTTTGGATGTAAATCTGCGGTTTTATCAGGTGATAATTGTAAATTCATTTCAGATAAATCTGGAAGAGGTTTAACATCACTTTCTTTATTATTCAATGAACCAACTAAATCAAATGCAGGAGCATTTTTATTTGGAATATATAAATAATTTGAATCCGCTGAAAACATATTTTTATGAGCTCTACATATAGTATTTTTCCATACAATTTTACCATTTGAAGTATTTCCTTTAGGGCCCTTCCCGGTTTGACCACAGTTTAATGGAGTAGGGACTAAGTCTACATCTTCACACAAATCAAGTATTGAAAATGCTAATGCTACTCTAATATATCTTTTATCACTAAATAAAGGCATATCAGATGCAATTTCATCTTTATTTCCAGATTTTGTAATTAGTACTGCTTCTTTTGTACTTTTTACTAAATCAACTCTGATTTGCTTATCCATATTAATAAAATTAATAGCATCAGTTGCAAATCCTGAAGGGTGATATCGGAGATTTTTTATTGTATCTGTTCTTTTGTGCGAAGGCAAATCATTATACATTTGATAAAATAATCTTTTACCTATATGCTTTTCACCTGTAATATTAAAAGACCGAAATAACTTACTACCATCATTCTTTTTCAGATTTGTAGGTATTCCTTTATGGTGTTGAAGATAAGCAGGTAACTCACCAATTGATGTTAACTCTACTTGAATTTCAAAGCTTTCATTAGAACCATAACTCATACCCCCACCTGTAATTACTCCAAGTACGGCATCATACATACCATGTGCTGCTTTTCTTTTAGTTTGAACTACTTTTAAACTATTATAAGCTGCTATTGAACATTTATCTATTCCAGCTCTTTGTCCCCAACTTAAATTATTATTTTCACCCCACTCTACTAAAACCATATTTCCTGGTTCTAAGAAGTATTCCATTACCTTTTCACATTGTGCTAAAGAATAACAAGTAATAGTAAATGATGATTTTTTACTTAAACCCTCATTACCTTGTGATATTGAAATTGAATCTATTGTTGGAGAAGGTCTTAGTCCTCTATCAGGTTTTACATGAAGTGATTTCGGTTTACCTCCTGGATATTCAATTCCTACCCTACCACTTTTACCTGTATCACCATATCTATCTACAAATGTTTCAGAAGATTTAGAAGATTGCATAGATAAAAAGTTACCAAGACAAGAAGTTACTCTAATCCAAGGCATTGTTTGTGATGCACGTAAGTTTTTACCAGCTTTAGCATTGATGGTATCATATATTCGCTTATCAATATTACCTAATTGTGGGAATCCCATAAACTATTTAGTTTCTAAAGTTATTTATAATATTATTGTAATCAATAGGTATTCTTAATATAGTTCCAGCTGAAACTGTGAATCCTGCATCATGTATATTATTTGCAGTTGCTATAATCCACCAAAGAGATGAATCTGAATAAAATTGATTTGAAAGTGTATCTAATCTATCTCCATCTTGAACTACAATATAGATATCACTATCTTTTTTTGGAATATTAGGATATATCTTAGTTCGATAGACTTGTTTACCATCATTAAGTTGTTGTTCTTCGTTATTTTCGTATCTACTTGCCATAATTTCCTATTAATATCTTACTGAATCAAACTTTGTTACATTACCATTACTAAGTATAATTGCTACCTTTTTTCTTTTGGTTTGATTTTCTATTTTTCTAGTCAATATCACTAATCCATTATCCTGTTGTTTATCTCTCTGTTTAGCTAATTGATTACCTTTATATTCTATATATCCTAAATATTTTAATCCAATAATTTTAGAAGATTGTTTTTCAGTTAAGTTTCCACCTTTAATTGCCTCTTGTGGTGATTTACCATCAAGTTTTTCATTTAATGTACCTTGACCTGCAACTGGATTTGAAACTCCTCCTGCTAGTTCTGAAGGAATTAATCCTTTCATTGAATTAGCTTTGGATTTTAAACTAGATACTGCTTGTTTAAAACTTGTTCCTTTCAATACATTAACAGTAGCTACTTTTTTTCTTTGTTCTTTTACTACTACATCATCACTTGGAGTACCACCATTAGTTCTTACTTCTTCATTTATTACATCTTTATCTGCCTGTCTTTTATCATTTATAGCCTTAACTGCAGCTTCAGATAGTGTCATATCATATAATCTATCTTCTGCTCCTGGTGTTTCTATAAACTTCATAGAAATTGCAACATCTACCATTTTTGGTAAATATCCAATATCACCATCAATTTCCCAATTTGATTCATCAGGTATTGAATAAGTTAATGAATCTACAAAAGCTTTTCTATTTGAATAGATATCACCCATTCTAAAATCAATAATAGGAGGTGTTGTTACACCACCACTAATAACTGGATATGTATATGAAGTTAACATTTTTAACTTTTCCCAAATAACACCTAATTCTAATGGAGATGATGCAAATACTTTAATATTAAAAGATAAACTTCGTTCAACACCTTCGTACATATAAAATGAATATGGATTACCTATAAATTTGTTTCCACTCCAAGATGGAGAAGTTGATTCTGTTATTCCACTTATAATTGCTCTAAATACAAGTGGGGTTTCTGCTCCTAATCTTTTAAACCATAATGGTATAAAATCTTTATAGGTCTTATCACCAATTTGCATGAAAGAATTATCTTCCATTTTATATTCTTCTGATGGTTGTACGAGATTTATATTATCTCCCGAACTTAAACCATATTCACTCTCCATTTTAGTTTGAAGTCCTTTAACATGAAACATTGTTTCATTTGATTCAGGACTATATCTACTATTTTCAATTTCTTGTTGGTTGTTAGACCTTTCATTCTCTTTTCTTTTAATACCATAGATAGGAGAAACTGTATTTAATTTAACTCCCAATTTGGTATTAGTTTCTAAAGCTTCTTGTGCACTTTTATCTGGTTGGATTAGTGTTTTAGACTTATTATTTTCAGAATATGTTGATTTGTTAGTAGTAGTTTCTACTGCAAAAGTTTTCATTCCGAGTTTACCTTCAGCTTCTCCAAGTCCTGCTTGTTCTCCAAATAAAGCTCCTCTTAATTTATCTTTTGCAATTCCAATTCCTTTTCCAAGAGCCTGTCTACCAATTGTTGTTGGATTACCACCACCTGTTTGTTTTAAGAATTTACCTAGTTCTGTACCATTATTATCTGGACTTAGTATTTGATCTGTTGGTAACTTTTCTATATCTCCTATAAGTCGAGAGGGTATTTGATTAGAAGGTATTCCTAATTTATCATTTACTTTATCTCTAACATCTCCAAGTGATTTTACCTTACCACCTGTTAGTTTATCTAATCCTTTACCAATCAATCCACCATCACCTTCAGTACCAGCCGTACCACTCTTCATATCTTCTAAAACAGAAGTTGATTTGTTCACAATACGAGTTGCCTCATTACCATAGATAAGTGGGTTGTTTATATCTACAAGTGATTTAATACGAATTCCTGATGTTTCTTGTTCTATGAAAGTTTCAGAATCTTTTTTAACTGCACCTTCTGCTGAACTTCCACCTGGAAATAATAATTCTTTATTTTTAAATAATTCTAATATTGTAGGCATAATTTATTAAGCTCTTAAAATTGATAATTTATTCACTGCACTTCTATCTCCTCTATCCATAACTATATTGGTAACTTTATCTTTATCTAAGTAAATATCTCTCTGTGATGAAGTTGCTTGTATTAATGAGTCCATCTTATCTAACATAGTTGTTTCATATTCACTCAATGTACCACCTTCTACTGCACCAGCTTCACCACTATCACCTATACCAAGTATTCCTGCTAATTTTATGATTGGTCCCGATACTGCAGCTATTCCAGCCAACATAGCTAATCCAGGTAATCCAGCAAATCCTAAAAATGCCATAGATACTCCTAATGCCATTATTGATGCTGATAATCCAAATAAGATTAGAGATAATTTACCTAATGGTGTTACTAAACCTGCTAATCGTGTTATAGAACCTTCAGCTTGTGTCATTGCTCCAATGGCCATAGATAACCCTTCTCCCATCATTTTAACACCAATTCCAGCCATCGCAAATGCAATTCCTAATCCCATCAATGCGGGTAATGCTAATGTTCCAAATATAGATAAGTAAGCTAATGAACCAGCTAATGCAAATAAAGCTACTGATACTATTCCTATTACTGGTATTAATGATGCTATTCCCATTATTGATGCTCCAACGGCTAATAAGTTAGGTGTTAATGACATTATTCCAGCTCCTAACATTTCGAAACCTGTTCCAATTGCCTGAAGTCCTAATCCTAATACCAATACTGCGGATGCAACGATTAACATTGCAGCGGCTCCTGCAAGAATTGCAACAGCTCCTACTCCACTCATCATAATTGCCCCTAAGAGAGCAACTGCAGCAACTAATGCTAACATTGATACTACGGCCATACCAACCGCACTCCAACTAACCTTCATAAATTCTTGAACCGCTTTTCCAAATACAAATACGGCGGCGGCTACTATTAATAAAGCAGCTGCTCCTTTAAGAACTGAACTCATTTTTATTTTACCCAATGATTTAGTTATACTTCCTTTTCCACCGAGTGCATCTCCACCACCTTTTGGAACTTTTGCAAGAGCTGGTGATTTATTTGCCTTAAACCTCATATCAGGTGCACCACCCTTAGTTATTGGGCCAGAAGGTGCACCTCCACCAAAGAATTTTCCAATACCTGGTAACTTTGCTGCCATTCCTTTTACATCGAATCCCATTTGAGCAAATGAACCACCCATTTGAGCTGCTGCAGTAACTGCACCACCCAATGTTTTTAAAGTTGTACCAAGAGCGGAATTTACTCCAGCATTAACTATTTCATTAAAAGTAGAGAATTTTGAATTTAAAACACCACCTATTGTATCAGCTTTTGCCATATTAGAGTTCATCTTCTGCAATTCTGCAACAGATACACCTAATAAATCAGCTGTTTGTTTCTTTTGGTAGTAATCCATTCTATTGAATGCATCGATACCACCTAATTGTTTAAGAGTTTCTTTTGTTGCTCCTTCTATATCACCACTATATGCAAGTTCTCTTGCTTTACTAAGATTAATGTTTTTACCTAACATTGCACCTAATTCTAATTCTTTAGTAATAGATGTTTCGAAATCAAGTAATCCATCGGCTATACCACTAAGTGTACTCATGTTAGTACCAAGTTTAGCAGCATATCCAGCAGCTTCTAATATATTTTTACCACCATCTTTACCAAATAATGCAAATTCTTCAGTTGAAGCGGCTAAATCTCCCATTAATTGAGCTGGGATTATTCCATTTTGTTTTGCAAACTCTTTTGAAGTTGCAACCATATCCATTGCAACACCAGTAGAACCACCATTTAATCGTGATAGTACACCTACCAATTTAGTTGCTTCTGTTCCACTAATACCCATATTCTTGGACATTAGACCAATATTAGTTTGTAATTCAAATGATGCGGCTCCTGTATCACCAAGTTCTGCACTTAAATCTTTAGCGTTTTGTGCTGCATCATCAAAGAAGAATGATAGTACACCTGCTTTTCTACCTACACCATCTAGTTGGAACATTGTAGTTCCTAATTCTGAATTTACTTGGCCTATCTTATCTGCTGCAAATCCTAATCCTGTAATTAAACCACCAATTGCTCCTTGTAAGTTACCATACAAGGTTTTTATAGTAGAGAGTGTACCATTTATTGTTTTTGAAATACCATCAAGTACATCATGTTGAGCTTGTAGAAGTTCTTTATTCTCAGAGGTCATTGTAGAAAAATCATTGGCCAATGAGTTTTGTGAATCTAGGTTCTTTAGATTTTCTTTTCCAATTTCATCTAATGTTCCTAATTTACCTTTTTGAGTATCATATTCGGCAGTTAGTAGAGCTCGTTGAGCAGTATCATCACGACTTAAACCAGCTATTTTTTGATTAATAGAAGCCATTTCGTTCATAGAAACTCTTTGTTTCCCTGAAGCTTCATCTTCTATATCACTTATTGCAAGGGATGTTTTTATTCGTTGTCGTTCTAATGTATTAAGATTAGAATACATAGAACCCAGTCCACTAATAGATGATTCTGCGTCTGCAAATCCTTGTAATCTTTCGTTGTTTAATTTTTTAAGTTCTCTGGCAAGATCAAATATTTGTTTTTTCTGTACACGATTTAGTTTGTTTCTTTCCTCAATGGTCTTATTTTGATCCTTTTCATTGTAAAGAATTTGCGCCTGTGCTTGAGCTATTTCTTTTTTTACTTTAAGATGATCTCTCTCGTCTGCCATGGTGTTATTTCTCTATTTACTTTGAATACTTCTTAAGTAAAGAGTCTAATCTCTCCCTATCTTTTTTGATTGTATTCATTATGTCAATTGCATCTTTTGGTAATCCTTTTTTCTTAGCTTGAGCTAGGAATCTATTTGCAGTATTTTTTTTAACACCATCAAAGAATGCTGATACGAAATTAGATACTCCTTCGTTAATATTTTTTTCTTTCTTAGCCATGTTGTTTATCCTATATAATTGTTCTTATATAAATATAGAACAAAAAAAAAGTGAGGAAGTATTACCTCCTCACATTTACATTTGGACCTCGTCCACTACCTTTTTTGGTAGATTTGTCCATTTCTTCTTTCTCCTTCTTCTTAGCTTCTAGTAGTTTTTTGAAATAGAAATTTCTCCAATGGATTGGCATGAAGTAAACTTCTGACCAAGTAAATCCATTACCATAGTTAACCATTTCCCAAATTTGATTGTGAAGTTGGATACTATAATCACTCGGAAGGGTAAAAAAAGCTTACCCCAAAAGGGATATCAAGCTCCTCCTTCTCTCCTGTTACATCTGATGTAAATTCAAATTTTAAATCTAAATCAGGGGTGAATGCTTGAATAAACTTTCTAAGAGCTCTGGAATCTCTTGCAAGTAAACTATTCTTTACATAATTATTAATAAATGCTCTATCTGTATTACCTTCTACTTCTTGTATCATATATCGTAAACGAGTAGTTACATCTTGTGATACGTTATCACCTTTAGTTAATCTATTTAATGCAGCAATTTCAGCATTAATATCTTTTTCATCTTTGTGTGTTAGTAATCTAAATACTATTTTTTTCTTACCAAGTGGTAAATCAAATTCATATCTATTATCATCAGATAACTTACTATCATCTACTTCTTTTATTTGAACTTTAGAAAGGTCTATGTTAACTTTTTGTTGTTCTCCAGTAGATGGGTCTGTTACCTCTACTTGATAATCTTTACCATAACCTAAAATACGAGTTGCTAAAAGGATTGCATTTTTATCACCAATGAATATATCATTGATATCTACACCCTCTCCTACTACTACTGATTCAAATAATTTATCAAGTACTACTCCTTTTCTAATTAAGTTTTGTGAAGCAAGTATATCCTCCTCTTTAGCAGTCATATACTTTATTTCAACAGAACCTTTAGATAATGGATTTGATTCAGGATAAAGTTTACCCTTTGATGGAAGGTCTATTACCTCCGTTGGGAAATCGAATTTTGCCATAACTTCTTTATTGTTTTATTTGTATATAAATATATAACTTTTAAAAAAGTGGCACAAAAAAAGGTTCTCACTAAGAGAACCTTCTTCATCTAAAATATATTTGTAGGGTATTATTAGAATTCTAAAATTGCATAATCATACGATAATGTTAGTGTGATTTCGGCTGGGTCATTTGAACTCCAATCTAAATCATTAAACACTGCGTTATTGATAAATGCACCTTTAAGAGTCCATTGTTCAATCTTATCACCAACTGGTCCTAATAGGTAACATTGGATATCTTTCTTATAGAAATCTGCATATCCGTCTCTACCTGTAATAGATTCGTGTGATGTTCTCACCCACTCCATTACTGCTTGAGCTCCACTTGGAACGATTGGGTCAAATAATGTAATTTCTACATCTTGCCATTCTCCCTTACCTTTAAGTTTTCTTTTAACATTAATGTGGTCTAGGGTAATAGTTTCAAATTGAATTGAAGGTCTATTTGCTGTTTTTATTAGATATGAAGGGATACCATCGATTTCCATGATGAATCTGTTCTTCATCTTTGGTTCGAAATTCGTATAAAACATATCGTTAAATTCTAATACTTCTGCCATGTTGTTTTTCTCCTATTATACTAATAAATATATAGTTTTTTTATTTTTAATTTAATTATGCCGTAAAACTAGCCCCAGTTGGTAAAATGTTGAAATCTAACACGATGAATTCAGCAGTTTTTGTTGGTTGTAAGAAAATCTGTCCAGCCAATATATTTCTGTCGATTACATCTGGTGTGTTGTTACTTTCGTCCATCACTACTCTGAATGCATATAATCCTTGTCTTTGTTGTATTCCTTCTAAATACGGATTCACAGTATTTAAGAACTTACCTCTCGTTTGAGATGTGTTTTGTTCAAATACTAAGTATCTCGATGTTGAAGCAATATACTTCTTAACTTTAATCATCAATCTTCTAACATTGATTCTATCAAGTGCAGATGCTTTATCTTGAAGAGTCTTTTGTCCAAATGCTACGATACCTTCTCCAGGGAACTGAGCGATTGGATTAATTTTTCCTTCATATAGTTCATCTCTCTCAGCGTGTGTTAATCTGTTTAGTACAGATATAGCACCTACTATACCACCTCTATTTAATCCAGCTGGTGCAAACCATTCAGCAGCAACCGCATCGTTAGAAGCATATATCCCAGGCATCAATACTGATGGTGGAACTGAAATTAACTTGTTAGTTCTTGAATCGATTGTTTTAACCCATGGGTAGTATGTACCTACATAGTTTGAATCAATTGCAATACCTTGTTCGATTGCTTGTGATATTGAATCACTTGCACCAACTACATCACCAATGAAGAATGCATCTTCTCTAGCTTCACACATATCAACAACTTTGTCAAATACATATGAGTGATGTCTTCTTACAATTCCAGGTACAGATACCAAGTTGATATCGAAATCATCTGGGTTAGATACTGATGCAATTGCTTTAACATATCCAACTGAACCACTTGATGTAGAAGTTGATAAGTTAAATCCTTGTGAGTTACCACTTGATATAGAAGTTCCTAAATCGATAGATATTGTTGGATTACATCCATCAAATCCACCTTGGAAACCTACTGTAAATTGTCTTTTATTTATATCAGATGAAAGTGAACCTGTAAGTTCAAATCCATATGCCTTAGTTCCTCCAACTACATTTACTGTTCCATCAAATGCGAATACAGTATTTCCACCTTGTGTTGCGGATGTTGGTAAAGGAGCTAAATAATTATTGTTATCTATCTTAACTTGAACAGTTTCTAAATCGATACCACTATATGATACAGATTTTGAAGAATTGTTAGCATCAGAACCAGTATTAAATAATACAGATGGTATAGATGATTCACCAAATCCATGAGAACCTTCATTACCAACTAAAACTGGATTGTAATACTTATCGTGTGCAAATGGTCCAGCAACTATTGGGAAAGCACCTTCTGTAACACATTCTACTCTTACGAATTTAGAACGATTAGGGTAATCACCATTTTCAGTTTGTTTTCCAAGTGAATCAATAGATAAGTTTCTATCACCAATTACTTTTTTGATGTAATTAGGAGATGCTGGGTCTAAGTTTAAGTTATTAAATGTTTCTAATACTGTTTTTCTTTTATCAGTATCAGAACCTTTTCTAATCATTAATGAGAAAGTAGCGTAATCGGTTGCATTTGATGAACCTGCTGCTTTTACATTAAATACAGATACTTTGTACTCACCATTATAGATAGTACCATCTCCAAGAGAATGTATTTTGAAAAGATTATGTCTTTCACCAGATACTAACTGAGATTGTATCCAAGGAGTGGATGCGTGTATTGCATCTGTTGAGAATACTTGATCTGATAATGAGATAATAGATATTTGTTCTTGTCCACTTGTGATAGCATCAGCTGATGCCTTTTCAAAGTAGTTATAAACATATCCATCTTTAGTTCCTCGTGGATTAACACCAAAAACATCACCTATATCATTTCCATCTGTTGGATTGATAGAAGCTGATATTCCAGTTTCTCCTACAAGTGTTATCTCAAATTTAGATGCCGATACTGATGCACCTATTGCTGATCCTGCTAGTGTTCCACTACCATTATGTGTTTCAAAAATAGTTCCTACTATTTTTGTTCCAGAAACAGAACCACTACTTACTATTCCTATTGGTTTTGTTTGTGTATAACCACCTGTATGACCCACACGAACAATAGTTACTGTTCCTGCTTCTCTTAGGTAGTTTTGTACGGTATATCCTGTATAGTATGAACCATCAGGTGTACCAAATATTTCTTCGAATTCTGATTGTGTATTTACTACGGTTGGTAAGAATGCTGGGCCCTTTTTGAAAGGTCCTATTACAGCTGCTCCTATTTCACCGATTCCTTGGGATAAGAAAGAAAGGTCATTCTCTCTCGTAAATACTCCAGGTGATACAATTTTTTCTGCCATTTTATTTTACTCCTTGTTGTTATGTGTTGAATAATAATACTCTACTATAAGTATAAATAACTTTTGCTAAAATATAATTTATACTTCAGGTTGTTCTAAAATTTCTTCTTTTTGTTCTGAAGGAGTGAAAGTATTGGTATCTGGGTTGTAATTACCATCACCATACTTCTCATTCAATCCTTTGAACATATTTTGTTCTTTTTCTACTAATGCAGAATGTTGATTATGTAAATCTTGTTCTACTACTTCGATTTCTTCAATTCTTCTTTTCTTTTCGATTTGAAGTTGTCCTAATTTTGTAAACAGATTTGCAACATCTTGTCTTAGTTCTGTTACTTGTCCTGTTTCTTCTTTTGTAAACTTAAGTGCTTTCGCCATCTTTTTTTTATTATTTTGAATTGTTATGTAATATATATAAATATATAGATTTTTCCCAAACGATAAAAATAATTACTAACTAACTGTAAAAGTAAGTGTAGTACTGTAATCACTTAGTAACCCATTTGAGTTATATTGTCTTACTCTTGCATATCTTGTTCCAGTACCTATATCAAATGTTCCACTATCAGTAGTCATTACCATAGTAGCTTCAGACCATTGAGTTTGATTAATTTCAAGACTACTAAATCCACTATCAGTTGCAACTTGTACATCATAAACATTAGTTGAACTATCATTTCTTGACCAAGCTAATGTTTTTGTTCCATTAGTCCATGTAGGTGTATCAGGTGCAGTACCTGCAGTTTCGTCTGAATGAGAATTTCCACCTTTATTGTGAGTTATATACCCATTAACTAAATATGTATCATTTGTTTCAACATCAATTGAAACTATTTCAGATGTTTTAGTTATAACATCAACTGAAGTAATATCTACCTCTGTAATAACTCCATCTATTTCTCTAATTAGTTTATCATCTGTTGATATGTTAAACATTTCTAAAAATCTATACTTTCCATCAGATGCATCTTTTACTAACATTGGATGTTCACCAGTTGCAGTTACTTCACCACCATTAATATCATAATGTCTATTTGAGAATGAATAAATTAAACTTGTAATAGTAACATCTTGTGCTGTTGTAGATAAAGTATCAACCGACCAACCTAAAAATTGTGATTCATCTTCACCTAGTGTATTTATTGCAAATCCTCTTAATACATCTCCTTCTTCTAAATCACCAACTTCTATAATAGTTCCATCAGATAAAGTTACTTCTGAATCTATTGTTAAACATAATGATGTTGAATTACCATCATAAGAATCTACCGAATGAACTGTTTTGTTTATAGCAGTATTAAAATTTGTTGCATGTTGGTTAAATCCATCATCAAATGCTACTGATAAAGTATGTGAATGTGCACCTAAAAGTGAAGCTTGTGAACTTCCAGCTTGAGGATTCATAGTACCAACTGTAATTACACCAGTAAAATCTTGATTGGATGCAATACTTAAAAATCCTGCAGTATTTCCATCAGAATTAAATGTGGGTGAAACAGACCAAGTAAAGTTTTGATGTCTTTGTTTTATAGGAGTAAAGTTAGCACCAGCTCCTGTAAATCCAAGTGTATAAGTTTCGTCTGTAGCTTCTACTGCATATGTGAATCCAGAAAGAGTACCTACTGCATCAATACCAAATGAAGATAATGAAATGTTATCACCAGCTGATGGTGAACCTTTAATATCTCCCAATGATACATTAGAACCTTGAGTATTACCTGTTGCTCCTGCTAATCCGTTTAATCCTAGTGTTTCTCCTGCTGAAATTGCCATATTTTGGTGTTCCCTATATATTATAAATATCAAGTAGTTTGTTAATCCACCTATTCTTATCTGTAAAATTATCTTTCATCATTTTTCTTAGAGATAAAAACCATTTATTTTTTTCTTCATAAGAAGTATTGATTAACTTAGTATAAATATCACTAAATTCTTTTTTAGATGAAGCTCTATATGGATATTTAAAATCTTTACACCAAGTAGAGTGTAAAATAGGAAGTTTTCCATAATCTACTGCTTCAAATATAGAATATCCAAAAGGCTCATATGTAAAACAAGAATGGGAGAGTCCCCAATCCATATTATAAAAAATATCTTTAAATTCTGGTTTATAGTGATATATCTTCATTTTAGATGTGTCCATTTTCATTCCTTTTTTCCAAACTACTTTAAAATGATTAGAATTAGTAAATAAAATAGAAGGCAATCCATCTAAGTATCTTGGATTCTTTCTACCTTCACTTCTTGCAGTAAATCCTATTTTATTTGAATCAGATAATTCTAAATTATGTTTAAATTCATAAAAGTTAGGTATATTTTTATTTTCTATTAAAAGATTATACAAACCTACCCATATAGAATGTTTAGAAACATCGTTTATACTTTTTTCCCACTTTGAATCCATATATGGATGTTGTACAAATGAAGCATCAGTTCCAAATTGTGATTTTATAATGTGGTCTACTGAGTTATGTAAAATATTGGAATGTATTTTGTGCATATTATCATCAATTACTTTCATTGGAGTATAATGTCCATGTAAAATATTGATTCTTCTTGCACCATCACATAATTCCTCAAATTTTTCAATATCATCACCATGCCAATGAGCTTCTATTGGAAATTCATAATCTTCATGTCCTTCTGGTTTGTTTCTATGTAAAAGTAGGATAGGTGTTACCTCTAATTTAGGAGCAATTAACTCCATCCATAAATTTACCCAAGTATCAGTACCAGCATTTACCCAAGGGCCTCCACCAGTTGTGTAATACACATCGTATATCATAAATTATTTTTTTACTATTATAATTCCTGCAAAAGTTGTAGAAAAATCAACAGTTACTCTATTTACTGAGTTTGTTGTTATAGAATTAGGTAATTCTTGTTTTGAAGTTGCAGTATTCCATGCTTGAACAATTGGATATTGTTCACCTAAGTTGTGGTCTACTACATATGAAGTTGCACCACTAACTGTTTGTTTATGAGTTGTTAAATCTGTAATTTGGGATGAACCACTAACGATTCCACTTGGAATACTTGTAAAGTTACCATAATTTAGGTAATATGTTCCATCTTCTCCATCTAATAGGTTAGCATCTGATGCTGTACCTTGTACAACGTGTCCACCTTTTGCAACTACTATCCTACCACTCTCAGTACTTGCAAATGTTACTGTTACTTGATTGGTATTCGTTGTTACTATTGAACTTGGGATGAAATATGAATCATCATCACCATATACTGTTACTATTACATTTTTAGTACCAAAGTTGTGAGTTACTACTTTAGAAGTTACATTTGAAAATGTATCTGTTACTGTTGCAACTTGGTCTACTGATAATCCTGTTAGGTTACTACCATCACCTTGGAATGAACCACTAAATGAACCACTTACGGTCATTCCATCTAAATTACTACCACTTATAACACTATCGGCATCTAATTTAGTTTTTAC